TCAGCGCGGCAGGGTGTTCACCGGCGCCCACGCCCAGCGGCAGGTGATGCTGCACCCCCATGCCGCTGGCAGCGCGGCAGGCGGCCCACAGATCCAGCAGGCCCCACACCCAGGCTGGCAGCACGATCTGGGGGTTTTCCTGCCACACCCGCCCGGCGATCAGCCAGCCACCGCTGTTTTTCGGCGGCTGCCGGCCGCATCGGAACGCGCCCGGGTGCCGGCGGACGTGGACACCGGCGGCGATAAAGGGCGGTGTTGTTCCGCATACATCAGATTATAGGCATGCCAGCCCAGCGCGTTCAGATCGGGCGCGGGAATCGCCGCCAGCGCGGCATCGCTGGCCTTGCCGCCCGGGCCGGTGGTGAACGGCGCATCCAGCCCCTGCCAGCCCACCAGAAACCATTGCGCCGCCACCACCGGCAGCACGGCGGTGCGCCGGGCTTCGGCGGCGCGCAGTTCGCCATATTCGGGCCATGTGCGCAGGGCGTTTTCGATGCCGGCCAGCAGCTGTACCGTTTCGGGCGGCAGCGCCTGGGGGCTGGTGACGTTGGCGCGCCAGGCGGCCAGCGCTTCACGCACCTGCCCCAGCGCATCGCCATCCAGCAGCTGGGCCGCGGCACGTTCGGCGGCATCGATCAAATCCCAGGGGAACACCCGGCCGGCGTTGAACGGCGGGCCGGCCATCGCCCCTTCGAACAGTCCGCGATCGATCACGCTGCCGGGACGCAGGCGATAGGTGATGGCACCATCGCGCAGGCCGCCGCCCTGGCCAAGATACCAGGGCGGCGTGAACGGCACGGCGGCTGATGATGTGGGGATCATCAGTAAAACGCCAGCACGAACGGGTTATCGCGGCCGGCGCCATCCGTGCCGGGGTTCAGAAGTTTAAGCTGCAACGCTTCCGTAAGCGCCTGGGCGCGCGTGCCGCCATCGGGGCGGGATACCGGCTGCATCACCGGCATGGTGATGGCCCAGCGGTTGCCGCTGGTGTAACCGGCGCGCACCAGCCCGGGATAGCGGGCGCCGGCGTTGATATCGGCCAGCGTATCGCGGGTGGCCACGAAGGTTTGTTCAGGATCGCAGCTGAACTGGCAATCACGCCCGCCGATCAGCCCTTCCCGGAAACCGCCCACGCTGTTGGGATCGGGCCCGGCTTCCACCTGCTGATTGGTGGCCAGGTTCCAGGTATCGATCGCCAGCGCGCGGCGGTTGATCAGGAACGCTTCGGCGGCATTGCTGCCCTGCAGCAGCAGCGGGGCCGAATGGCTGGCGAACGCCAGGTTCGATGGATAGGCGCTATCATCTTCCCCCACGAACACACCCGTGCCGGTGAAGGTGGCGATGCCGGGCCGGGTGCTGCCGCCGCTGATCTGGATGCTGCCGCGGATATCGATGAACCGGCGGCGTTTGCCACCAATGAGATAATGCACGGTGGCCAGCGGGTGATCGGTGGCGCGGGCAGCGGCATCAGCGGGGCTGGTGGGCGCGTATGTCCAGTTGGCGATCAGCGCGATGCTGCTGGCGGTGGTGAAGGCGGTGCCCAGCAGATCGGCAAAGGTGGCCACGCGCGATGCCAGATAATCGCTGCACAGCAGCAGTTCGCCGCTGTTGGGGCCGGCCGTGACGTTGAACGGCATGCCGCGATAAAGCTGGGCCGTGGCAGCAAAGCCGGCGGCCAGCGTGGCGGTGGTGGTGGTGCCGGCGGTGGCCAGCGCCGTGGCCACGGCGGCGGTGAACTGGCCGCGCATGCCGCACGAACGATACACGGCATCATGGGGCGGCCGCACGCTGCCGCTGTAAACCGTGCCGGCGCCGGCACCTTTCAGCTGAAACTGAAAGCTGATGGTGACAGGCTGGCCAATCACCAGCGGCGCGCCAGTATCCAGGCCGATGCCCACTTCGGTGCTGGCCTGGAACTGGGTGGCTTCACCGTTCTGCCAGCTATCGGCTTCGAACGGGATGGCATCCAGATTGGCCACCGGCGCTGCATCAACGCCGGGGCTGGTTTGGATCTTGAACAGGATCGCCTGTTGCCGGGCGATGATAGGCAGGCCGTCCATGGGGCTGTTCCTTTCGGGGGGTTAAAGCAGATCGGGATCGTGGGTGCGCGAACGGAACTGCACATCCAGAATGAGTTCAAAGAAGGTGGTGAACTGGCGATCGAGCGCAGCGCCTTCGATGGTCAGATCGCCTTCGGTGATCACATCGGCCAGCCCGCCCAGCTGCGCGCCATCGGCAAACAGCGCGCGGATGGTGGCGGCATACAGCGCATTCAGCGCAGCGGCGCCGGCGGCGCCCTGGCCGGCCACGTAACCACCGATCACCAGCGTGATGGCATAGATGTTGTGGATGGCGCCGGCCGTGATGCGGCGCTGCCCGCGATCATCGATGGTGAGCGCCGGATAGGTGCTGGGCTGGGCATTGGGCTGGCGCAGCACCAGCGGATCGCCGGGCACGCTGGCCAGGCGCGCCATCACTTCACCAATCAGGATTTCGCGCCGGGCTGTCATGCGTCACCCACCGTGATGATCCAGCTGGCGGTGAAATCCTGATCGGCCACTTGCGTGATCACCCAGGCGCCGCCGCTGGCATCGGTGATGATGCCGGTTTGCCGGGGCGCGGCCGGCAAAGCGCTGCGCGGGATTTCAAACGAAACCCCGCGCAGCGGATTGCCCAGCCCGGTGAGGCCGCCGGCCAGATCGCCGCTGCGCACCGCCGGCACATCGGGCACCGGCACCGCGCCCACGCCGGGCGGGGTATAGGTGACGGTTTCCGATGCGCCGGTGGCAAACAGCACGGCGCGCAGGCCCAGCAGCGGATTGGCCACGATCAGGGCACCAGGCGCACATCAACGGTGGGCACGCCCGACGCGACACCGCCCACGGTGGCGCAATAGCCAATCAGCTTGTTGGTGCCCACGGTGGTGGTGACGTTGAACGCGGTGTTGTCCCAATACAGGGTGACGCCTTCGGCCATGGCCTGGGCGGCCTTGGGCAGGTTGAACACACCGGCGCCCACGGCAAATTCGCCGGCCACGCCGTTGGCGGTATCGGCCAGCGCGACACCGAACAGGTTGCCGCGCAGCATGCCCTGGCCGCTGGTGACGGCGCGCGATGCGGTAAGGGTGAGGATGAAACCATCCTGAACAACGTTGCGCATTTTCAGTTCCTTTGTGGATGATGGACAAAGGCAAGGGGGCCGGTGTTGCCACCGGCCCCCTTGCAGTCATCCTTGGGGAGGATTGGATTGAGGCGCCGGATCAGGCGCCGGGGTTACGCCACAGGCCGCGGTGATCCAGCACGCTGGCCACGAAATCAAGGAACGCCTCGATCTCGATGCCCTGCGCGCCGCCCAGTTCACGGCTTGCCAGCTGCACGCCTTCGGCGCCTTCCAGATAGGCATATTCCACCGTATCGATGGCGCTGCTGTCAGCCGCCATGAACCATGCGGTGGTGCTGGTGGCATCCAGCACGGCATCCACCACCAGGTTCAGGCTGCTGCGGCCGCCGGGGCCAAACTGGTTCACGTTGGCATTGGCGTTCGGGCTGATCACGCCGGCGACGAACTGTTCGGCCAGCGTTTCCTGCGTGGCCGGCACGATCAGATGCCGCGGCGTGATGTTCAGTTCCTCATTCTGCAGGCCGCGTTGCAGGCGCATGGCCGCGCGGCCGGCGGCCAGGGTGGTCAGGCCGATGGCCGCACCGGCGCCGGCCAGGTTGCCGTTGCCCGCGCTGAACAGCGCACCGCCGCGATAGGTGTTTGCGCCCGTCAGCTGCGCATACACCGTGCGGTTTTCCAGGCGGCGGGCGGCACCGGCAAAGCCCTGGGCCCAGCGATCCAGCGCGCCCAGATCATCGTTGATGATCGTTTGGCGGCTGATCACGGTTTTGCGGCCAAAGGTGGTGAGGGCATAGCTGCCGGTTTGATCGGACCAGGCGCCATACTTGATTTCGCCCGCTTCGTTCAGCGGCAGCAGATCGGGCGCACCCGACAGCTGCGGCACGCTGCGCGCCTTGAAATCGGGCATGTTGGGCCCCTGCCGCGCCCACGCCATGTAGCTGGGCTGGTTTTCTTCATACTGCTGGCGCAGCCGCTTGTTCATCACGTTTTGCAGGATGCCCGGCAGATCGCTGGTGGTGAGGCCCAGGGCGCGGGTGGCCAGTTCATTCCGCGACAGGCCGGTGGTGCTGATGCCGCGCAGTTCCAGGCTGCGGCGGCCCATTTCCAGCAGGCTGAACGACATGAACGGCCGCGCCGCTTCATCAGGCGCCCGGCGCGACAGCCGCGCCAGCAGCGCGCCTTCCATGCCGGCCACAGCGGTTTCGCCTTCATCGCGGGTGATGGTGAGGCGGCCCGGCGTGGGCGGGGCGCTGCGCGTGGCATAATGTTCGCCGATGGCGGCCATCAGCGCGGCATTGTCCATCGGGGTGGCTTCGTGGCGCAGGTGCAGCGCATCGATCACATCCTGCGCCAGGCCGGCATTGCGGCAGGCGATGGTGATGGCGCTGGCGGTGACAGCGGCGGCGCGCTGCTGGCCGGCCGGCGGGGTGACGGCGGGGTTGCCCGGGGCCGGCGCAGGATCGGCCACCGGGGACGGTGCAGTAATGTCGGGCATGATAGCCTCCGGGTTGGCCGGGCCACCACTGGCAGCACGGCTGATGATGCAGGGAAAGCGGCCCTGCGCCGCATCGGCGCTGCGCACCCCGGCTGCCGGATCGGCAGGGATGGGCACGAAGCTGATTTCAGCGGGCTCCCAATCGGTCGCGCGATACAGCGGCCGTTCGCCCTGGCGTTCGGTGATTTCATAGGCGTGCACCATGTAGCCCACGCTGATGTTGCGGATGATGCCGGCCTGGATATCGGCGACGATTTCCGCGATCGATTCCCGCGCCGAAAGCTGCAGCGTGGCCATGGCCTGGCCGGCTTCGATGCGGGCGCTGCCCGGCACCACCACGCCCAGCACGTCATCCAGTTCATAAGCGCTGTGGGTGTTCAGCACCGGCGCGCCGGCGTTCAGCCGATCAAGGCGCATCGCCGCTGGCGACACGACCAGTTCTTCATCGATTTCGCGCCAGCTGGCCCAATCGAACATGGTGCGGCGCGCGCCGGTGCTGAACACCACATCGATCGTGCGCGTTTCGGGGTTGAAGGTTTCGGCGCGCAGCTGCAGCCCGCGCAGCTGGCGGGTGATCTGCACGGTTTCAGGGGCTGGCGCGACCAGCACCGCGATTGCATCAGGCATTGGGGGTTCCTTCCTGTGATGGGGCCGGGCTGGCGGGCGCGGCGGTGGCGGCTTTCAGCAACGGATTCAGGGCCATCGTATCCACCTGCAGTTCGGCGGCGATCAGATCACGATCGGCCTTGATGCGTTCGATCATCTCCGCCAGCGTCCACCCCCGTTCTTCTGCCAGTTCCGACAGGCTGCGCGCGAACATGTCCACTTCCAGCTTGTTGGCGCGCGCGTCCTTTTCGGGATCCGGGCTGGTGACCGGGCGCGGCGGTGTCCACCGCACCGATGCGCCATCGGCGCCGGGCAGCTGCAGCGCGCGGGTGGCTTCGCGAAAGCCGGCGGCGAACATCCGGCACATGCGCGGCATCAGCACGCCATATTGCTGCTGTTCGGCGAACTGGCCGAAATCGAAACTGCCCACGCGGTAGCTGGAATAATTCACACCCGACATGTCGCCCGTCATGTGTTCATACATCACGCCCACGCCGGCGGCGGCCAGGAACGCCATCTCGCGGATGAACGGGCCCATATCCCCCACCGGCGCCACCGGGCCGGGCCGGAAATCCTCCCCCGGTTTCAGGCGGGTGATCATGCCCGGCACGAATTCCAGTTCACGGTTGCCGGCGGGATCCGTGCCGCTGGCCACGCCCACATCGGCGCCGCCCATGCCGGGCGGTTCGGGCGACACCACGAATCCGGCCAGGCAGGCTTCGATGTTCTTGCGCATCGCTTCGCGGTCCAGATACGCGGCCAGTTCGTTCAGCGGCATGATGGCGGCGCTGAACAGCGACACGCCGCGATCCTGGCCGGGGCGCATCATGTCATACACCTGCACCACATCGCCGATCGGCACGCGCACCGATTGATAGCGGTTGCGCAGGGCGCTTGTCATGTTGGCCGGGTGATCGGGCCACAGCCACAGCGCCACCTTGCGCCCTTGCGCATCATATTCGATGCCGCGATCGATCAGCCCGGCATCGTTGTTCAACAGCTGATGGCGGCCGGTATCGATGTGATCGATTTCCATCACCTGGAACCGCACCGGCGG